GGCTTGTCGACCTCGCGCGGAGGCAGAGGAATGAAGGAGTCGATCGCCTCCATGAGGGTCTGAATCGCCTTCTCGCCATCCGCTTCGCCGGCCAACGCCTTTTTGGAACTGCCGCGAACTACGGGCGTCTTGTCGCCGGGAAATTCATACTTGTTGAGCAGGTCGCGCACTTCCATTTCAACCAAGTCGAGCAACTCAGGGTCGTCCACCAGATCCACCTTGTTCAGGAAAACCACGATCGCGGGCACGCCTACCTGGCGGGCCAGCAGCACGTGCTCCTTGGTCTGGGGCATCGGTCCTTCCGAAGCGTCGACGACCAGAATCGCGCCGTCCATCTGCGCGGCGCCGGTGATCATGTTCTTGATGAAGTCGGCGTGGCCGGGACAGTCAATATGGGCGTAATGCCGTTGGTCGCTCTGGTACTCGACGTGCGAGACGGCGATCGTCACGGTCTTGGTTTCATCGCGAACAGTGCCGCCCTTGGTGATGTCGGCGTAGGAGATCGGCGTCGCCAGCCCCTTCCGAGACTGGGTTTGGACGATCGCGGCTGTCAGCGTTGACTTTCCGTGGTCAATGTGCCCGATCGTGCCCACGTTGACGTGCGGTTTAGTGCGTTGAAATTGCTCTTTAGCCATTGCTATCTCCTAATTGTTATTGTCTGTATTGTACTGCGTTTTAGTTTGTTAAAATGGAGCCCATGATCAGGGTTGAACTGATGACCTCGTCCTTACCAAGGACGCGCTCTGCCAACTGAGCTACATGGGCACTGACTCGAAAGTCTCCAGCATCAGCCAAATCCGACTTATCTCTGTCTCGTCACAACCCGACACGAATAAACGACAAAAACCCATTAGCCCTACTTTTCCCTTCTCAAAGGCTCAAGGGGCTAAGGACTTTTGACTTTTTTCGGCCCAACGACGACTAAGAAAATACGTAACTCGCCTGAAGTTGTCAAGGGATGCCTGTTTTTTTTTCAAAAATCTTTTGTCCTCGCTTGCCTCCTTCGCCTACGAACCTCCCCTGCCCGGCGCCACCGATCGTCGCCAGAGCGTCTTGGGCGGCTCCGGTAATCCCTGCGCCCGTAGCGCCGTCCGAAAGTGCATCTTAGCCACCCGGGACAGGTTCTCAATTCCATGACGGACAATAAAGGCCTTGGCGGCGGCATCTACGCTGGCCGAAGCCCCTTTCGGCAGCGGCATCTCAAACTGCTTCTCCATGTCCCCGAGCCGGGTCACGAACTCGTTCCGCGCCAGGATCGAGGCGGCCGCGACAGCCAAGTCCTCCTCCGCCCGGTGCTTCTGGACCAACTCAATCCCCCGACCGAGACTCATGAGGGCCTTGGCGACGGTCTCCTTACTGGAAGCAAACTGGTCGCTGATGGCCCGGACGGGCGGCGGGGTCATCTTGTCCTTTTGCCCCATGAGATTCTCAATTACCCGGGCATGTCCCCAGGCGAGCAGGGTGTTGACGCTCCGCATCTTGGCGTAAAGCCGGTTATACGCCTCATTGCCAATGGGCACCACCGAGGTCACGCACCCCGGGGTCGAGCGGATGAGCTCGGCCAGTTCCTTAATGCGGCGATCGCTCGAGATGTTCTTCGAGTCCTTGATTCCCGCGTCTTTCCACGCATTGACCACCGCCCCGTTGACATAGACCCCGGCGATGCACAGCGGGCCAAAAAAGTCGCCCTTGCCGCTTTCGTCCACCCCCAAACGAGGCGCCAACAGCTCCGGGTTCAGCACCGCCTCATAGCCCAGCCGGGCCTCCTTCAAGATCTCCGGCTCCAGCACGAACTCGGTGAACTCCTGAGTTCCCTTGCCCTGCACCACCAGTTTGCCGCTCTCATAGAATACTATATTGGTCTTTTCCTTTTCCGCGGCGAATTGGGCGTACGGCACGGTCCGGAAGTCGAAGCCATGCCGCTCCAGCCAGGCCCGGAGGGCGTCGGCTTGCTCGGCGGTCAGTTTGCAGGTATAGGATGTCAGCGGCTTCGCAGCCATGCCGCCAGCCTAGGCGGTTTTAACCCCTGACGCAATGTTGTCTGTCGCGAAAGAAACCGAGATCGTCCAAGCCCTGCCGGCCTGGTTCGCAGCTCACGCGCGGGATCTGCCCTGGCGCCGCGCGCGCGACCCCTACGCCGTTTGGGTCTCCGAGATCATGCTCCAGCAAACGCAGGTCAAGACCGTCATCCCCTATTGGACCCGATGGATGAAGGCGTTGCCCGATATCCCGTCCCTGGCGCGGGTGGAGGGGTCCAGGCTGCACAAGCTGTGGGAGGGACTCGGCTATTACACCCGCGCGCGCAACCTGCAACTGGCCGCCCGCGTCATTATGGAACGGCACGGCGGCCGGTTCCCCGAGGATTTCGACGCCGTGCTGGACCTTCCCGGCATCGGCCCGTACACTGCGGGCGCGATTTGCAGCATCGCCTTCGACCAACCGCGCCCCATCCTCGACGGCAACGTCATCCGGGTCTTGACCCGCCGGTTCGGCATCGGCGGGAACGCTCGCCAAGCGGCAACCAACCAGAAACTCTGGCGACTTTCGGAGCGGCTCGTGAGGCGCGCCGCGGAGGCCCTGCCCGGCCGCTACGGCGCCAGCTCGCAATTCAATCAATCGCTCATGGAACTGGGCGCCTTGGTCTGCGCGCCGCAAAATCCTCAATGCGGCGCTTGCCCCCTCGCCGCCGGGTGTTTCGCCCGCGAACACCAGCGGACCGAGACCCTGCCCAATCTGGGGCCTCGCCCCCGCGCGACCCAGAGGCGCTTCGCCGCCTTTTTGGTCCGCCAAGGCAATCGTTTCCTGGTCCGTCAGCGTCCGATAGGCGGCGTTAACGCCCACCTCTGGGAATTCCCCAACCTGGAGATGGCCAGCCGGGAGGAATCTCCTCATGAGGCCGCCGTGCGCCTCTTTGGGTCCGTCCCCGCCGCTTTCGAGGCTCTGGGCGCGATCAAGCATTCCATCACCTCCAACCGGATCACTCTGGAGATCTTCGACGCGGCGGGACTCCCGCCGCCCTCGGCTTCCTGGGACGGCCAGTGGCTGACCCCCCGTGAGATGGCCCGTCTGCCCTTCACTGCGGCGCACAAGAAGATCCGGCAACGATTTGCGAGTCGAACTCGACCCGCGGAGCCGCCCGACCGCCGCGGGTGACCGTTGGATTAGATCACTCTGTCCTGTCCAGCCAGGTTGGCGAGAATCCGGTAGCGCTCGCGGGCATCCATTAGATTCAGGGCGCGGCTCACGATCTGCGTTGGTGTAGATTCAGGACTCCTGAAACCGTGGAAATCAGGTGACACCGCGATTCCCCTCACCCCAGCCCGAGGGAGAGGGAGCAGGATCGTCCGCCCGGAGAGGTCCACCAGCTTTCCAGGTCTGCGAGTTTCTGTGCGGCGGGATCAGGAATCCTGAGATTGTTTCTGCCCGCTTCGGGTTTTCCGAGGCCAGGCCGCTCTGCCAAGGGAAAGCGGCTTCGGTGTAAGGGGAGGAACTCGTTCCGAATCTCAAGGCCTGCGTACGAAGAACCTCAGCCCGGCCAGAAGTAAACTGCGGCCGGTCTGATACAGTTTCGCAGAGGTTCAATACACTTTTCCGGTAAACTGCATCCCGGCTGCACCCCCGCTGCATAGCCCGTTCAGGAGCTGGGGCCGATGGCCATCGAGGCGTAGCGTGGCACGCCGTGGGTCGTATTCTCCTTGTGGGCCGTCCCGGTCTCGTCGAGCGATGCATCAGCCGAGGCCACCCCGGATCCCCGCCCGCTCGGCATATTGTAGGTCGTTCGCCACCTGGTGCAGAGCCAGAGTTCAATGAGCGCCGGCGCGTCCAACCGCGAGGCGGGGCCGAACTTCACCGTCACCTCGCCGAAATGCGGCCGCACGGTCACCCCTTGCACCAACAGCCCGGCATAAGTATGGCTCGGTCCCACCAACGTCAACACCTGGCCCATTGCCAAATCGTTCCGCGCCTCGCCGGCCTTAAACTTCACCGATCCCTGGTATTGCAGCCGGGCCAGCGATTGGTAGAGCGCATACGCCAGGCTACCCGAGTCCGGATAGATCGGCGGCACTGGATCCCCCGACTCTATGCTGCTGTTCGCCGTGTACGTCTTGTTGGTCGCGTTCGTGAGGATCACCCGATGTTTTAACGTCCGCGTCAGCGTCGCATCGAGCGTGTTAAAGCTCGTGTCCCGGTAGCGCGAGAATGTCACCGCCACCGAGATCGTCGCTTCGATCCAATTCACCCCCATCCACGAAAACACCTCGCAGCCGGGCGCCAGGATGTTCGGGTAAACCGTCACGTCCACCGCCGCGCCGCCGTTCACCGCCACCACGCTCGAAGGCGCCGCTATTTGGATGCTCGCCGCCTTGATGAGCGGGTCTTGCAGCGTCGCGTCCAGGTTCGTCCAGAACGCCACTCGATCCGCCGCCGTGGCCGAATAGGCCGGCGCTATTGGTATTACCACCGGCGTGCCCTGCACCTGCGTCAATTTCGACCCCGCCAACTCCGCCACATGCGTCAGCACATCCGGCGTGTAGTCCGTTATGGTCGTCGGGTATTTGTCGAAGAAAAGCTGCGGATACGACTGCCCGTTAAAGATCTGGTTCTTCTTGTAGCACAGGATCACTCCGGCGAGTTGCCGCGCGTATTGCGGCGCAATCTCCACGGCGCTTTCCTGGCCCGCCGTTAGCGTCACGCTCGCGCCCGTCAGGTTCGCGAGGTCCCGGATATACAGCGTCGGCGGCGTGTTGGTCCCGTTCGGCCCCGGATTCGTGTAGTCGAACCACGTCACTGCCGTCGGGAAATAGCGCAGGATTTGCACGATCGCGTCCGCGCAACTCACCGTCTGCGCTCGCGTTTTAGGGAAAACCTGCCCGCAATCAATGGTCCCCACCTGAAACAGGTCATAGGCGTTGTTCCGCCCCGTGCTCGCCCCTCGCTTCGTGGCGTTGTAGCATTCATTGGCCCAGTTCAACACCTCCGTGAGGGTCTGATTGCCGGTCCAAAAGTTCTCCGCCGGGTCCTCGCCCAGGAAGCTTTCCGCCACAAAAACCGTGTCGAACTTCGCCCCGCTCTCCGGATGGCCCGCCGTATTCCACCCCGCGTACATCTGCCGCGTCTGCTTGAATTGCAGCCGCTCCAGCAGCCACCAAGGGCCATACAGCTCGTACCCGATCGCCTCGTGGTTGCCCGAGCCCTGCATCCGCACCTCGCCCACGAAACCCGCGAACCACACCGCGCCGTCCCGTTGGATTGTCACTGGCAAGCCCCACGCGAATTGCGCCGCGGCCGGGTCAAACGGCTCCGCCGTCGTCAGCGTGACCACATCCCGCTCCTTGTTCGCGAATTGGGCCGTCACGTCCGGCTGAATGCCCCAGGCCGCCAGCGTCTGCGTCACGCCTTGATAGGTGAGGGTCCAGATGCTCATCAGTTGCGCACGTTCATCATCTGGGCCTTCAGACGATCAATCTCCCGCTCGTGGCCAATGGACGCCTTCACAAGTTGGTCCATCAGCGGAAAGAGCGACACCAGGCTGCCCTGCGAATTCTTGATGGCGTCCACCATGGTGGCGTTGTTTTGGTGGATGGCCGTAAGAAACTTTGCCAACTCAACGTCCGGCTTGTTGTGTTGAAGCGCTTGAGCGCCTCGGGCCAAGATGCCAAGCACACCCGCGTCCTTTGTTGGATCGATACCCGCATTGGCGGCTGCCGTGTCCGCCGAAAGCCTGTCCACCGCCCTGCCACCCTCCTTCCGAATGCCATATTCAGACTCGCGCCGCTCCAAGTCCCGCTTTTGCTCGGCCAAAGCCTCGGCCTGCTGCACCGCCTTCTCGTAATCCCTTGATGCCTTGTCCGCCGCAACCTGGGCCTTAGCCTCAGCCTCCGGGGCTTGCTCGTATTGGCGCTGTGCGCCCCTCTGACCCGCCATGAGCTGTTGCCACTGCATGTAGTCATCCCTGCTAGGACCCCGCGCGGCCGACAGATTAGCGTCGATCGTAGCCCTGTTGGCAGCGTAGTTGGGATCTGCGTTGATCCCTATTTTCCGAAACTGTTCAGCGATTTCAGGATATTTATCTTCCCATTTTTTCAGCGCTTCGTCCGCCTGCTTCTTGGCCTCATTGATTGATTCCTTCGATGCAAGCGAATGAAGTTTAGTGATCGCCTGTTCCTTCTTCTTTTCCGCCTCGTTAGGGTCGAGCGCTCCCGCTTCCGCCTCCGCCACCAGCCGCCGGCGGAGCAGGATCTCCGTCATCTCCGCCTGCTCCTCCAACTGGCGCTTTTTGCGGATGTAGTTTACCTCGATTTCGAGTTTCCGTTGGACGTATTGCTCCTCGCTGACCAAACCCGCCTTGTGCCGTGCCTCCAAGTGCGCCAACTCGTTATCCTTGAGCGCTCCAGATAACGTCCCCGCCAAGCCCGACTGGACCTTGAACGCTTCCGATGTGTGCTCGATCTGTTCTTTGAGACCCATTTCCCCGGACTTCGCTTTATCCAACTTCTCCTTCAAGTCTGCCATGCCGACCGCCATCCGGACCGTTTGGTCTCGCAGCGCCTCCGTGCGGTTGGCAAGCGGTTTTGCGGCCTCCTCCTCCAGTCGCTTCATTTCCTCGTTCGTCTCCTTGATCTTTTCGAGGAAATACCTCAGCGCCATGACCGCGATTGAGACGGCGGCTCCGACGGGTGAAAACGCCGCCTGCATCACCGCGCCGAGACCGGGAAACACCTCGTTCAGCGTGTGGCAAATCTTGTGTAAACCCTCAAGGTGCTTGTGGTGCTCTTCCGCCTGCTCTCCCGCCTTCCTTGACCCTTCGCCCGCGGCCTGGGCGCCTTCACCCACCTTGCCAAGCTCAGCGGCGGCCGTCTTAGCCCCGCCGGCATCCGTCACCATTGAAATCCGTATCCGGTAATCGCGATCCACGCTCATAAGCCGCTCACATTGTATCCGCCGTCACGGCGGACGAGTCCGCCGACGTCGTCGAGCTATCCGCCGACCGCGCCAGGCTCGACCCGCCGGCGATGACCATCGTCGTGATGCCGAAGCTGTAGCGCAAGGTCCAGCGCAGCCCGTTGATTTCCGTGGTTTGCAGCCCGCGAAAGACCGCTTGGGCCATCGTCAGCGCCGCCGTATCGATCGTCAGCGTCAGCGCTCCCTGGCCGTTGAGCAGCGCGAACTGGCTCGCGAAGAAGGTCACCGCCTGGGCGCGGTTGGCAAAACTCTTGGCGCTGGTGAAGATGCAATCCCCGCTCACGTTCCCGCGCGGGATCCGCAGCGGGTTGGCGGCGCGAAATAGTGGTATCACCTCCTCGACGGCCTGGCCGCCGAGCTGCTCCAGTTTCATCGTCCATTTCTGGCTCACATCGCCCAAGGTGATGGCGCTGGCGCCCGTCGGCGTCCATGCTGCGGTGAAGATGAGAGCCATGAATAAAGGCTAAAGGCTGAAGGCTGAGGGCTGGAGGAGGGGGAACGCCGGCGGCGCGCGAGAAAAGCCGCGTCGCCGACGCCTCCGCGCGCCCGGAAGCTACTTCGCCGCGGCCTCCGGCCCGGACCGCTGGTGCTCCGCGATCCGCTCCATCTCCCGCTCATGCAGGAGCCATTGGTCATGCGCCGTGCGCAGCGCGTTGCCCGCCACGTCCAGGTAGGGCGTGCGGTTGGGTTCGGCCTGGTTGGCCGCGATCAATCCGTTGATGGTCTCAATTACCGCCTTCATAGTCTGTTCCCCGCAGTCAGTAGTCCGTAGTCAATGGTCTTCCTTTCAGCTTACCGCCGCGACGGCCGCGGCCGTGCCCGTGGTGATGCTCCGCGTCGTTTCCCAGGCCACCTCGCCCACCCGCAGCGGTTCGATGCCGAAAGCCGTCCCCGTCTCCGTCAGCGCCGCGCCCGTCAGCGCCACGCTGCCGCCGCTGCTGCCGGTCAGCGTCAGTGTGGCGGCCGCCGCGCTCAGCAGCGCGCCGTGCGCCACGCCTGCCGCCTGGGCCGTGTCGACCTGCGCCATCGTCGGGCCGATCGGCACGCACTTTAGCCCCGCGATCATCCCCGCCGGTCCGATGTACATGCCCACCGTGCCGTAGCCATCCACCATGTCCGGCTTCACATCGCAGTTCCAGCTCACCCTGGCGCCCTTCTGCGGCGCGAACGAGGTAAACCCCGTGATCCCCGTCCACGCCCCACTCCACCGCGTCTTTTTGAAGGCGCTCGTCGAGAACGTCGTCTCCGTGTAGGCCGACGTGTCCCGCGTGAAATATGCCCCGGCATCCTCTGGGTTCGCGTTGTTCTTGAGCAGCGCCGTGATCTCCACCGAGGCGGCGAAAAGCTCGCTATCCACGCCCAGGTAAAGCTCGGCCAGCTTCGTGATCTGGGCGTTGGCATAGGTGATCCGGCTGCCGTCCCGCGCCAGGATCACCAGCGCGTTATCCGTCGCGCCGAAGATCGCCGTGCCCACGGCGGGGTTCATTAAGTAGCTCGGAAACAGCACGGAAAGGTTGCTCCATAGGCCGAACAGGTTCAGTCCCAGCTTCACCGTGAAGTCCTTCTTGAACTTGTCGATCTGCCCGTGCAGCGAGCAGTTGACCGGCTCCCAGACCGGCGAGTGTCTCGGGACCAGGTCATCCCGCGTGAAGAGTTCCGCGCCGCCGAACGTGACATACGCCGGCCCGCGCCCCAGTTGTGATCGTGTGATTGGCATAATTTATGGTGGTTAAAAAGAGCTAAAGCCCCAGTGTGGATGGTCCTACCATCCTAGCTTATTGGTCCCTGTCCACGAAGACGAGCCGCCTCCGCTTCCGTTGGTCGAAAGAATCATGTATGGGTAGCCATTGCTGTTCCACACAAAGCAATCGCCGTTCTGGGTCGGAGCGGAGGGAATGGCGAGCGCGGCGGTGTTGCTGCGAATGGTAAGGCTATTGGTGAGCGTCAAAAGCTGACCGAGGTTGAGGGTCTTCTGGATGTTCACTTTTCCAGCCGAGTCAACGCGCAACCGCTCCGAAATGTTGGCCGTCGAATTGCTCGTGTAGAGAACGAAATCCATTGGGATTGACCCGGCGCTCATAGAGCCATTTGCTAGTCCCTGCAAGACGATGGGAAATTGCCACGCCGAACCATCGTAAGCTCCGATTTGATAAGTCGAACCGTCCCCACTATTCACAATAGTTGCTGACGACGGAGTGCCTCTCGCGTGAGCTATTGACATCCCGGACCCGTATCCTCCTCCGAAGTGCTGAAAGTAAGGTCCGCGCTGATATGGGTTTGCGGCGACTGACGTTGACACGTCTTGCCATGGGTCTTTTTGCAATTTCGTTCGGAAGGCTTCCCCGCCGCCGGATGCGTTAAACATGAGCGAGGATATTTGTTGACTAACTGTGCGGTCGTATCCTCCATAGGTCATGCTTCCGAGAGCATAGCCGATGGAGGGGTCGTAAACGTCGTACACGGTCGTATACCACGCTCCAGACGCCGCTCGCTCAAAGTCCGCTCCGATGATGTTGATAGCGCAAGCCGCATTAAAGTTCAGCCCGTATTTGTAATCCTCCATCACTATGCCATTGATGCAATTATCATTTTGAGCCGTCGCTTTCGTCACGATGCAACTAACACATCCTTGGACGTGCAAATCATAGCCGTGAAAGTGCTCTGAGAACTTTAGTCCCGTTTCGTATCCGCTGATTTGGACGTGCTCCATTTTTATATCATCACCACAGTTTTGGTCCGGTAGCTCGACTCCGATGGTTCCGGCTTGCGGTTGCGGAAGGTTGACCGCTCCTATCGTCGCATCTCCGTAGTAGGACGCAATCGAGCAATCGCGCAATAGAACGTGCTCCATGCCATTAAGCTCAAGCGGCGTGATCCATGAGTTTGTCAGGCTACTAAACTGGATTCCGACCGCCTCAAATTTCACGCACGGAAATACGTTGTTGGTGAAGTAGTTGGTCAAGCAAAACAGACATCCCGCGTTCGTCACTGTGCTGAAAATCCGAACAGGGAATTCCGAATATCTTCCACCGGTCAGACTCCCCGGATAAAAGCCAGTGTCCGGCTGAGCGACAAGTTTGATGATGCTGCACGACATCGCATTCGTCTTAAACGGGATGTAGATTTGGGAATTCCATGTTCCAAAAGGCACGTTCGTAATTGCGTATTTTCCAGGCCGGAAGTAGATGATTCCGGTTGTGTTCGTGTTCCAGTTTGGCGCGGATGGAGATTGATTGTTTGCCCCGAGCATCGCGAAGTTAATCGCGGCCTGTAGGTTGGAACTGTTGTCCGTGACACCATCCCCAACGCCCCCGAAGTCACGGACGAAATCAATCCAGGTTTCCGTTCCGAGCGTGTTCGTGAGCGTATATCCGTTGGGCGAAACGGTTGCGGTTACGTTCGTAAGTCCCGCCCCGTTCCCCGTAAAATTCGTCGAGATTATCTTCGCCGCCAACAGGGTCATGGGCTGCGCGGGTCCGCCGATGGAAAGTGTATTATTGTTGCTCACCGTCGCGGTGTAGCCGAGCGCCCACGCGTTGGTGAGCGCCGTCGATATCGGCAGCGACGGGTCTCTCGACGCGCTGAACCCGAGCCATCCGCAGTATTGGTCGGCGAGGGACCACTCATTGCTGATGTTGCCCTGTCCAGCCTGGACTCCCAGGGCCACGCAGCCCACCGCGTTGGATGCGTTCACCATCGCGTAAGCGCCCATCGCCGTGTTGAAGTGGTTGGAGGCGTACATGAGCGCCTGGTAGCCCTCAGCCGTGCTGCCGTTGCCCGAATAGTCATACATCAGCGCTGACGATCCGTTGGCCGTGTTATAGTTGCCGTTGGTGCTAAACCCGAGTGCATACCACCCGTTGGCCTCATTGTCGTGGCCGGTAGTGACCCTGCCCATGGCTTCAAAACCGTTGGCCACATCATCATACCCGGTGGTGTTGAATTTACCCCCGTCCAAGCCGATGAATTGATTCGCCAGCGTTACCGATCCCCGCACGGCGAAGACCGGGTTATTATTGGTATCCACCATCGTGGCGCCCTGGAATGTTAGGTTGGTGACCGTCGCCTGGGCGCTAGCGATGCCGCTCGCCGTGATCGTCGTGTTCGCGTTGCTCAGCGTGCCGGCCTGGCCGATGGAGGCCAGGACATTACTTAGCCCCGAGCCGTCCCCGCTGAAGACCCCCGCCAGCACGATGTTGGTCGCCGTATTGGTTACGATGCTGAATCCGCACGCTTTCGGACCGATGGTCGCGAACTGGATCGTCGAACCGTTGAGGTTGGTCAACCCGTTCGCATTGCCGATGAAGTTAGTGGCCCGCACCCCATCCAGCACCGTGAGCCCATAGCCCACGCCATTGGTGTTGCTGATGGCGTTGGTCGCCCCCGCGCTCTGCGCGGCCGCCAGCGCCGTGTTAAGGTCCGACATCGTGACCAGGTTCAGCACCGCGCCGTTGTTCGTTGAGGATGCCGTCACCACGAAGGCGCCGAAGAACGGACCGATCGGAGGACAACTGGTCCACGCCACGGGCGCCGCCACGGACAAGTTGGTCATGGGGAACGTGATGCTGCCGCTGTAAACGCCCGTCGCCACGGGCGCGCCATAGTAATTCTGGACGTTTTGCACCGTGTAGCTGGCGCCGCTCGCCAGCAGTCCGGGCAGGGCCGCCGTCACCGTGCTGTTGCTCAGCCAGTTCACGATCGCCACATAGCAAATGTTCGCATCGTAGGGGTTGGGGCTCGTCCACACCCAGTTAGTCGTCGGCAGCGTCGCGTAGCAGTAGGAGTTTAGGTCCCATCCATTGGTCCGCCAATCCTGGAACGGTACCGTCTGGCCGCCATACAAATCAGCGCCATAGGCCGGAGTGCCCTGCGCGGACCAATAGATGTTGCTGTTAATTAGGTAAGACGCCGGGAGCCCGGCCACCCGGTATTGCGCCTGGTTGATCGTCGGCAGCGACGCGTTCCCCATGGCCGTCAGGTTCGAGAAATAGACCACGTTCACCACATTGGAGATCGACCAATTGTTGTTGAACGTCAGTCTGCCGTTGGTGGCCCCATCATAGCCGAAGTCCGCGTTCCCATTCACGAACACGTTGCCGCTCACGTTGCCGCCCACCACTCCATGCCCGGTGAAACCGCCCATCACCAGGTTGCCGCCCTCGAACACGTAGGCATTGTAATTCGTATAATAGATGCCGCCGTTGAAGAAGACGTTGTTCGTCACATCCATGTTATTCACGTAGCTGCCCTGGGTGTACGCGTGGAAATTGGCGTCAAAGCCGTTGAAACTCACGTTGTTGCGAATCACCTTGCGGGTCGTATCGCTGGGCGACACGCCATTCTGGACGTAAATATTATGCCCGTGGCCGCGGTCCGCCCCCTCCATGCCGATGTTGTACACGAGATTCCCTGTTATTTCCGCGCAAGCATCCGACGACCAGGCCGTGATGCCGTCCAGCGCGTCATGCACGATACAGTTGATTACTTTGCAGTTGGCCGCCCCCAACAGGTCAATCCCGCTCCCCAGCAGCCAGGTGGGGCTCGCGCTCGTCGTGGCGTTCATGCGGTTGGTGGGGGCGTAGGACACGTCCAGCCCCCACACCCAGATATTGCTGTTCAGCAGCGACAACTCGTTCGCGTTGACCGTCGTGAAATTGTCGGAAGACCACGCCGGCCCCACCAGCTTGACTAGTCCGTATTGGTAGTTGCGGTAGATGATCGGCGCGTTGGAACTCGACCCGCTCAGCGTGATGGCATACGTGCCGGGATAAGTGCCCGGCTGGATCCACACCGTATCCCCGCCCGCCACGGGCGCGTTCGTCATGGAGGTGCCCAAATCCCACGGGCTGGCAAGCGTGCCCGCGTTAGTCGGCAGGCCATTCGTGGACACGTACCACTGCGTGGCGGCCGCCGAGTAGCAGCCGGCCGCCAGGAGCATTGAAAGAAGCTTTTTCATTGGAAGGAAATAAAGGACATGCGTTGGTTCTCATTCTGGTGGATCCATGCGGAGCCGTTCCAGCGCAGCGAGTCTTGCGCCGGCGTCGTGCCGTTGACGCTGTAGAACGCCGGTTGGATGTTGTCGCTCGTGTCATTCATCACCGTGTTAGTAATGCACAGCCAATACAAGGTGTTGGAAACAATGCTGCATGAGATCGGAAAGGACACCTGAGCGAAGGCGCCCGCCCCGATCGGCACGGCCGCATCCGCCACCGGACTGGATACCGCCAGCACGGCGGCCGGATTGGTCGCCGCCGGGTTGTCGCTCATGATGGACACATACAGACTCCCCGCCGGACTCCCGATCTTGTAGAGCGGCATTTGCACGCTGCACATCGTATAGGTGCTGTTCGCGCGAAACTGCGACGCAAAACCCCAGATCGAACTCATCGCGAACTGGAAGCCGGTATCCGCTCCATAAGCTTGGTATTTCCATTCGCCATCCGCCGTGAACGAGCAGGCGGCCGGAGCGGGGTAAAGGCTGTTGTTGTTCGTCCAGCTCAACCCGGATAAGGATTGCGTGGCCGTCAATCCCGTGAAGGTTATGCCGTCGGCCACGGCCGCCACATTGCCGGCCGAACCGCCGCCGGTTGCCGAGATAGTCAAGCCCGTGCTATTGGTGCCCAACGCGATCCCCGCTCCGGACAGGATCGGCAGCAGCATCGCGTTCAGGTTCGTGAGCCCATAGCCATCGGCCACGAGCTTCGGGCTGCCGCCCGCCGCGGGCACGTTAGTGATCGCCATCAGCACGTTGCCGCTCTGGTCGAGGAACGTGAAGGCGTTGTTCGTCCCCGCGCGAAACACCATGTTGCCCAGGATGCTGTTGACGCTCGGGTTGACCGGGTCCCCATACATCAGGCCGTAAGGATAGGACAGGCTATACACGGGGTAAGTGTCCAGCCCCAAAGGCCGGAAAAGCGCCCCCAAGTACAGGTTCGTGCCGGGGTCATCGATCCGGAACCCCTGGCCCAGCCCGTAGAATAGCGCCCCATTGGTGCCCGCCACGCCGGCATTGTTCGTGCCGCCGTAGGTGAGCAGATTTTGATATAGGTTCCACAGCCATTGCTGGTTGGCGTTGAGCTTGGTGAAGGCTGTCCGCAGCGGATCGCCTGTGCCGTCGTTAGCGGTCGCCCCCAGGTTGACATTCGTCGGTTGCGCCCGGCCGGGCGCCGCGAGGACCACGCAAGCCAGCAAGAGCAGACCCCATTGGACTTTGAATCTTGTGCGCATAGTAGATTACGAAATAGTTCCTTGGGCCGCGTGGCTCGGCATCAGCGCCGGGTTCCAGGCCACCGCCCGCAGCGTCAGGCCGGCCGCCGCCGTGAAAGCGCCGCCATAGACATGGATCGGGCCGGTGTAGCCCGTGCCTCCCGGCGCGGGCGTCACGCCGTAAGGCGGGATCGGCAGCGAACCGTCCAGCGTGTAATAGACCACCGCCGATGGATCCGCGCAGGGCAGCGTGATATGGCCGCCGCCGTCCTCAAGGATGTCCGGAGGGAACGTCCGCCCCGGCATCTGCTGCGGCAGCGGCCCCACCAGCGTCGAGTCATAGACCAGAAAACCGGGATAGCCGTAATTCGCCTTCAACGCGTCGCCCTGGGGATCCCCGTTAAGCTGCGTGAGCCCTTCGAAGATCTCGCCATCCAGCCAGGCGATGTTCGCCATCGCCACATCCTCGCAGCTCAGGCCCGTCGTGTTCACCTTCGGGTCGTGGAACGTGCGGATGGTGATGGATATATTGTACTGCGGCCCCGGCACGTTAGGCGTGATCACCCGCAGCGAGGGCATCAGCACCAGGCACGCCACGCCCAATTGCCCCGGCGAGCGCACCTTCCAGGCCGCCGCCGCCTCATCGGCCATGCTCTGAATGGCCTCCTTGCGGAACGAGGTGTACGGCACCGCCGCCATGGCCGGATTGCCCAGCAGCAGCGCGGTCACGTCCGCTTGCAATTGCTGGAGCGGGTTCAATCCAGCCTCCTCAGAATGGCGCCCATCGCCGTGTCCATCGCCGCGCCAAAGTCTTCATCGCTCGGGACCACGTCCGGATGCGGCTTTTGCGTCACCCCGCCGCACAGCCAGAACATCACTTGCGCCCCTACCGTCTGCTTCGACTGTTTAGCCTCTCGGGTTGCCCCTGTCTTGCTTCGCTTCCACTTCACTTTGACAGCCAGCGTTGACTCGCTGGACTTGAGGCACGGCCGCATCGTCCCAGTCTGCGGATCGAACTCGAAGCCAAACTTGAGATCATTGAACTCTCCCGCCGTCTTGCCGTAGGCTTCCGGCGCGGCCGGGATGGTCAGCGCCTTCGCGTTCACCGGCCGGATGTCTCCGCCGTAAATCTGCTGCCGGATGCCGATCTGGTTGCAATCGATGTCCACGAATCCACCGCCCTCGCCGCCGCCTTCGATCCAATTCGTGGCGTCCGCCGCGCGGCTCCAAAACTCGGTCGAAGGCCAGCCGCGCTTGTTCGCGCCTTGCGCCCGGAAATGCCCCTGCATGAGCCTTGCACAGCCCGGTCCGAGCTGCGCGGCCATCTCATGCGTGGTGATCCTCGATGGCAGCCCTGCCAGCCAGGGCGTGGCCGTATCCACCTCGGTAGTGACTCGCGCTCCGATGCTCATTCTCCCATAAACAAAGTGGTTAAATCGAACTTCGCCGGCTCCGCCTTCTCGCCGTCATCCAGCAGCCCGATGGCCTCGGCTTCCTCGCGGCTCATCTCCTCGCGCGTCATCCCCGTCCCAAACGCCACGGGATCGAAAGGATTGCCCAGGCCGCCCGGCGTATAGTCCGGGTCCGAGATTTCATCCCACACGCCCGAGCTCTTCAGCGCGCACATCCGCTCCGTCGCGCCATAGACCTTCACGGCGTCCATGTCGCCCGCGCGCTGGCAGGCCTGTACCCAGAGGCCGTTGGCCCCTTCCCAGTCGCGCGGCTCCTTCTTGCCCACCGCGCGGAAGAACTCCCACGCCGGCCAGGCGTCCACCACGGCCTGGTCGCTGTTCGCCTGGATGAAATGCCCGATGCCGTGCTGGATCTGCACGTTCGTCTTGACCACCAGGTTGATCCGTTTGTCCGACGATAGATCCTCGATCGTCCCCGCCTTGCCTTCCGGCGCCTGGTAGCTGATCGAGCCCAGGTAATCCTTGATGAACGCCCGCAGCGTGGCCGGGTTGTAGCCCTCCGTCACCGTTTGCGCCGCGCCCTCGCGCAGCACCTGGTCGGGGTTGATGATGCTCAATATCCCCGTCTTGTAGCGGTCCAGCAGGCCCTCAAGGGTCGTTCGCGCGCTGGTGAAGGAATTGTTCATGATCCCCTTATTAAGCTTGGCCAGCTCCGCGCTCGACAGCGTCGTGGGCATCAGCTTGCGCTGGACGAGCTGCTCGACCGCCTCGCGGAATCCAATGGGATCGTCGAAAGTCATACATCAGTCATCGCTCGGAGCATTGGGATTCGCGTAGGGCTCCTGGCTCTCGTCCGCGGACTGCCACTGCGTGCTCGGAGGCGGCACGGGATGCGTCCGGCTCAGGATCTTGTTCTCGCTGTTCCATGAGCCCACGCGGCCGGGTCCGCTGTAGCCGTCAGGCAGCTCGGGAGTCAGCCGGCCCTCGCGGATCGCCTGAAGCGCCTCCTCCGCCTCCTTGGCGTTATCCCGGCGCGCCTTCGTCTGGAGGCGGTCATTCTCCGGCACGCCCTCGCTCACCCAGTGCCACAGCGCCATGGCGATGGCATAATGTTTGAGCCCAGGCGGGATCGTGCCCGCCGGTCCCAGGCTATGGCCGCGTCCGTCGATGGCGCCGCGAAACGTCGCCACCGCCTCGCTCGCGAACGTCAGCAGATCATCCCCGCCGCGAATCGCCGCGATGGACGCCCGCTCCGCGCTCGCCGCCGGCAGCACATCCGTATCCAGCACTGAAACCCAAGTCGCCATATATACTATGTGGTGATCGCGCGCCTAGCGCCGTCCGACGGGCAACCCCGTACCCGCCGGACGGCATCAGCGCGCTACCCGCTAAGGGTAACGAATCGGAATAATCTTCTTGTTCAGTCCCATCACCACGTTGGTGAGGAACGAGTTGGTCGCGCTATTGGTGATCACGCCGATACCGACCCAATTAGCCCCGCCCAGCACCCAACGGTCCAAATTGGTGTGCCAGGCGATGTAATTGGTCGTGTTGATCGGGATGCTCAGCGTGAAAGGCACGGTGTTGCTCCAGGTTTCCCAGTCGCTCTGGTTGAGCACGTTGCTGGTGGTAAATATGTTGGTGTTATAGGAGACGCCCGGAGGATTGGAGGCCCACGAGCGGAGCAGCGTTACCACGATGCTCCCCGCCGTGCCGGTATTGGTCGGCACGTAGCCCTGGAAGTAAAAGCCGGCCCATTCCTGGTTGACCAGGCTGATAGCGCCGCCGGTGCCCTGGCCCAGGCCATTGGTGCTCACGGCGTTGGTAGGCCAGCCCGTGATGGCATTGGTCGGCCCGATGCAATTGGTGCAGTTGAAGCTGTCCGCCATCGTGGTCAGCGAGGCGAGCGCGATCACCGCGCCCGCCAGTATGGAAGTGTGTTTCGTTTTCATTCGCTTTAGGTCCTTTTCAGGTTTCAGGTTTCGAGTCTCAGCCTTCCCCCTTATTGGCTCGTGATGAGGAGTCCGGCGCGGTTGTCGCCCACGGCCGCGCCCAACATGACCTGGATGCGCCACTCGGCAAATCCGAGTTTGTGGTCCACGTATTGCACCAGCACCACGGAAATGCCCGTGTCCGGGTTGGTGATGGTCTGCACCGAGCCGTAGCTCGATCCCGGCAGCGCTTGCGTGTAGTCATTGCTCAGGCGCGTGACGGCCACGATGCCCGCTTTCTGCAAGGCGATGCCCACCAGGTTGGCGGTCGTCGGCATGTTCGGCGCCTCAGCCGGCTGGAAGGTCGCCATTTTCGGCAGCTCATTGTCCGTGATCATCCCCGGCGCCTGCTGGCCGGCGAAGAACGTGGTCAGGCTCGGGTCGGTCGCCAATTGGCCGAAATAAGCCGAGTTCAGCAGGGCGATGCGATCGTGCAAGGGCACCAGGTTGACGTTCATCGCCGCGGCGATTTTGACGAGATGGCTCCGCGCGAAATCGCCCAGGCCCACCGCGTAGGTGGCGTAAGCCGTCGGCACCGTCGCGCTCTTGGCGGCGTAAGCGTTGAAATTCGCCACCGTGAATAGTTTGTAGATCTTATCCACAAAATACTTGCCCAGCGCGTAACTCGCGGCCGGCGCAAACTCATCGAACAGCCGGCGCATCGTGCTCGCCAGCGTATTCGCGTTGAAGCGGATCGGCACGCCCACGTGTTCGTTTAAGCTCACCAGCACGTCCGTGCTCGTCGACGTCCCCGCCGGCGTCGTCCAGCCGTTGATCGTGTCATAGGTGGTGATCGCGGGCACGGACAGGATGCGCGTGGCGATGGATTGGCCGTATTGGGCCGGCATGTCGCTGTAATCGGTGCTCACGCGCGTCAACGCGGGGAACTGGTATTTGAACAGCTCCAAAGTGCGCTGCGCCACCAAAGTACCGGTCAGCGTGCCCAGGTTGCCCGCCGGATCGGTATAGTCCGCCGCGCTCAAGGGCATATCCAGCACCGCCTTGTCCTTGATCTCGTGGGCGTAGAGCGCCGCGATTTCGTTGGCCAACTCGCGCCGGCCCTCCACGACCGTCATCTCGTTGCCCACCAGTCGGGATTGCCGCGCGCACAATTGCGCCACGTGCTGCATCACCCGTTTGCCGCCTTCGCGCGCCTCCAGGCGCGTCCCGCCATCCGCCCCGCGCGTCACGCTGCCGCCCGTCAGCGCCGGGTTATCCGGCAGCGCCGCCAGCAACACCACGTTGTCGGGGTTCTCCTCGATGAGCCCCGTCCACCGCGCCTTCAGCGGCTCGTCCTGCGCCGGGATCGCCCCGCGCTTGATGGCGTCGCCCACGGCGGACTCGGCATCCCGCTTGCGCCGCTTGGCGTCGCTCGCCTTCAGCGCCGCGTTCTCGCTCTCCAGCGTCGTGATCTTCGTGTCCCTCGCCTTGAGGGCGTCATCCGCGGCCTGCGTGTTATTCGCGGCCACAGCCGTTTCTTTCTCATCCATACTATTCTGTCCTTTGTTTTGGTTTTCTGTTGTGACCGCGGCTCCAGCCGCGGAAATTGATTGCTCTGCCTTCTGGCCGCTGACCTCCCTCGCCCACAGCGGCTCGATCTCATGAAAGGCCGGCTTGTTGACCAGGCTGCCCATGCACAGGTCCGCGTCCTCGTAGCACCTGACCCGCGCCGGATCCCCGCTCGATACATAGAAGACCGGCGAAAAGGCGCGGTAGTCGCGGCCCCGGATCGCGCTCGCCCCGCTCTCGCTTAGCTCCGCGCGGCAATACACGCCCGGTTTCTCGCCATCGCGCCAGAAGAACTCCGTCGGCCAACCCGAGGCCGGCCCGGTGTCCTGATGATCGAAATCGAAGTAAGCGCGCTGCTTGCCCTCGCGCGCGGCATTGATGGCCTTGAGCTGGTCGTTCAGCGCCGCAGCCGCCGCCGCGTCCACGCTCACCGTGCGCCTCGATACGGTATTTCCCTGGCCAAAGTTGCAGGTATGCCGGCCCGCCGGCATCACCATGAACTCGGCGACCTTGCCCGCCGCCATTTCCAGCGCCGGCGTCACCGCGCTCGGCGCCATCCGCGCTTTTAAGGGCGCTTCAGGGCCTTGATCTAAACAATTCATCGTGTTACCTTGGTTTGGCCAGCAGGACCGTGATCCAGCGTTTGGCGCTTGGTCGCAATGTAAGGACTGCTGGCTATTCATTTGTTAGACGGTGCAAGTAAAACTTGTGGGCCGCATGGCCTCCATCCTCCGTCTGCTTGACGGTGATTTCCGCGCGATATGATGCCTGCCCAATCTGCAACCCATGCTCCAGCTTGTGGTATGCCGCTACGTGCGCGCGGCCTTTCCGGTCCGGGCTGGTCCCCACCAGTCGCGCGCTCCTTGTCAATTCGGGCAATGCCTGGACGGACTGGAATTCATGTGGCGTCCGTTTATCGAACAGGGTTTTCTTTCGCCCCTCCGCGGTGAATTTGATTTCACCTAACTCAGGGTGTTGCACGGGGGCAAAGCCCTTCATGATGGCATTCGCGCGCTGATGCATTTCTTTGGGCGTGCCAGTCCAGTGTTCATCGGCAATCGTCACATATTGGTTGCCATGGAACTCCCCGCCCTTCAGCGCCTCCTTTTTCCTGGCTTCCGTGAGACCGTTGAAGAACGCCGCCACTTGCACCTCGGCGAGCGCCCGCGCCGACGCCGGCAGTTTAAGGATGTCGGCTTTAAGCCGGTCAATTTCATCGGCTACCTCCAAGGCTCGCTGCGCCAGCACGCGGTCGTCGCCGATCTCCTGCAAGCCCGCCACCAGCATCCGCACGTGCTCCATATCCGACGCCACCGCCGCCGCGTAATGCTCCGTGCCGCTCGCCTCCAGCGCGGGATCATCCAGCCCGGCCTCGCGCGCCTTTAGCTCTTGGTCCTCGGTATCGCCGTCCGCCGCGTCATCGTCCGCCTCATCACTATCCGTAGGCTGCGGATCCTCCGCAGGAGGCGGAACGCCGCCGATGGTTTCCTCGCCGTCCTCCGGCAAAGGCACCGCGTGGCGTTTGTAGAACCACGCCTTGGGCATCGGCATCATCGGCAAGAGCACGGCGTCGCGATCCGCGTTCGCCTTCGCGTCCTCTTCGGTCTTCGGCCGCGGCCGAAACTCCGGCGCCTCGCTGTCATCGTTGAAGTTGAGTCGCAGGATGCTCGGGATTAACTGCGTGTTCAGCACCGTTGCAGCCCAGTTGCCCGCCGCCTGCACGATCTCGCCTTTGACGCCTTCATGCACCTTGCCCAGCGCCAGCGACCCGCCGCCGCCGCCGCTCCCGCCCGTGTCGCTCGTCAAGGTCTGGCCCAGGATCAGCAAGTCCATTTGCTTCTCCGCGCGGTCCAGCAAATCCCCTTGCGGCGAGTTCTCCCCGTGCGTCGTCGCTTCCTTCCACTCGATGGTCGTGCCCGCCGGGAAGGCCGCCCAGGCGTTGCTCCCCATGTTCTCCAGCATCGCGCACACCTGGTCGATCACCGCCTGCGGCGCGTTCGGGTCGTAGCTGGCCCAGCGGAAAGGCAGCCCGAAGATCTGCGCCAGATCCAGCAGCCAGCTCGCGCTGAAGTTCGCCGCGCACCACCACCACGCCAGCGGCCGCAGCAGCGCTCCGCCCAGCGCCGTGCCCGACTTCGCCTTGTGGATCGCGACCAGGAACTTGTCATCCGGGAACGGCGCCACCTGGCTCGGCAGCGGTTGCGTGGTCGTGTTCTGCCATACGCCCGGCGTCAGCGTGTACTTTTGCTTCGGCGCCTGGATATTCCCCGTCAACTCCAGCCGCAGGCCCAGCCGACCGCTCATGTCCCAGCTCACGCATGTGGGATGCACCCAATACGTCGCGCGCGGTCCGATCAAGTCGCCCAGGCTCCCCGCCTGCAAACGCTGCCAATCCACTTCCAGCACCGCCTGGCCCTTCGCCCACGCGTCCATCAGGTCGTAGATCGTCGCCGAGAAATCATTCTCGTCATCGCCGGCGGAAGGTTTCATCTGCCGCATCGCCGCCGAGACCGCCCGCATCTTCGCCTGGGCGCTCGCGCTCGGCGGTTGATCCTCCTCCTGGTAGGGATAGATCTGCCAGTCCAGACCCACCACCGCGCCCTTGAGTTCGTTCAGGTCCTTCATCAGGCGCGGCGAACTGTCCTCCATCAGGTCGAACAATTCCCAGGCCTGCACGTGGTTCCCCGCCATCGCCCCGCGCAAGGTCATCTCGATATACTGCGGCGTGATCGCCGCCAATTGCGGCAGCAGCCACCGGTACGCCGCCTGCGGCCGGAGTATCCGCGCCAGATCCCGGCTCAACCCGTCCGGCAGGCCGGACGACTTGGCTTGCGCCAGCGAAACCCCAGGTTTCGCCTTTTTTCGCCAATCGGGGATAAGTTGATTCATGATAGGAGATTCGCCATGGGACTATTTGCCAGATGCCTCTGAACTCGCATTGAAGCGGTCTGAACTCGCGTGGCTTGACATTCCCCCCTGTCCAGGGAGGGTCCGGCCTCCCGACGCCCTATAAGTCAACCTGGAGCGTTTTTTGAAAACGCCCCCCGATCGCCTGTTCCCAGTCCGAAGTTTGAGGTTCAAAGTCGCCTCCCGTTTAATTTCCAGCGCTCCAACACCGCCCGGCCCGTCCGATGCGGTCCCACCCGGATCCCCTCCATGCTGGTGATCCCGCCCGCCGTGGAGCGGAGCGCCCGCAGCCCCAGCTTCACGCCATCGAAAGTGTCGCCATGCCGGCCGCTGGAATCCGGCTCGCAGACGAACTGCCCCTTTTCCTTCCGCACCAGGCGCCAGTCCTCGCGCAGATAGCGCTCCGGCGGCAGCGTCAGATGATTGTCATCCAGCTCCGCCACCAGTTGCCCGCCCAAAAATTGCTTCATCGTGATCGGCTCCTCCTGGCCCGGAGGCTCGATCGTCTCGCTCCCGATCACCAACTCCACCGGCAAGAGCGACCCCAGCTCCTTGCGCGCCTGCACCGAGAAATAGCGTTCGTTCGTCGCGTCAATGCACAGCCGCCGCGCCCGGCCGCCCGCCTTGCGGTCCTGCACCGCCGTGATCACCCGCCGCGCCCGCTCCATCGCCACATCCGGATCCGCCAGCTTCCACACCAGCACCGCCCGAACAATCAGGTCCACGCCCGATTGCTCAACGACCGCCACCGCCGAAGGGTTGCTGGTCTCGCTGGTCGTCGTGGCGAGATCCCAGCCGAGCCCAATGGCGCCCGGCCCCAGATGCCCCTGCAACCAGGCCAATGCCGCCGCGAACTCGGTATCATTATTAATTTGGAAAACCGCGCATTCGCCCACGCCGCGCCGCTGCGCTGTATCAAGCTGCTGAATGCCGCACGCCGCCGTGCCGCCCAGGATGAACCGGCAGCCGTAATTCCGCTGCCACGCGTCCTTGTCATGCGCCTTGGCCAGCGATTGCTCCGGCGAGAGCGCCGCTCCCGTGTCGTCGTCGTAAAGCGGGATATTATCCGCGTAAGCGTCCCACGCCGTGATCCGCAGCACCCATACTCCCAGCTCGCTTTGATACCAGTTCCCCTTCGGGCTCACCGGCAACTCGACGCCAATCGGCGGCGCCAGCAGCTCGAAGCTCGGATGCGTGTCATCCGGCGGCGGCGTAGTAGTATATATGCAGCGAAACTCCGGATTGCTCGCGATGATCGGCATCACCGCCTCGATCACGTCGCGGAAATTCTTCACCCGGCCCACCTCGTCCAGAATCAAGTCCCCCGTCTCGCCCACCGCGTCCGGCGTGAGCGCCACCACCTTGGTGCGCGAGTACACCGACCGCGAATGATACAACCGCATCTCCAGCCGGCTATGCTCGTACAAGTCCGCGAAATCATCCGCCGAGAGCCCCTCCACCGGCTTGCCCGTCGCGGAGTCCATCATCTTCAGCATCTCGTTCCCCGCGCCCAGCAGGCCGATGGCCCGATGCAACTGCTCGGACTCCTTCCGCACGATCTCCCGCCCCAAGTCCAGCTTGATGCTCCCGAAGATCACCGTATGCCCGGCCCGCTTCATCATCTTCTTCAGCGCGATCCGGCTGGCGATGGTCGTCTTCCCATACTGCCGCCTGGCCAGCAACCCGCACACCCGATGCTCCTCCACGCCGCGCTCAAACTCCCGCTGTCCGGCCCGCACCGCGAACTGAGGACGCGCAGCGCCCGGCGCCGAGCGCTTGGCGCTTTCAGGTTTCAGGTTTCCGCCCTCCGCCCTCACTGCCAGTCCTCCCCGAACATCAGCTCGCCCAGCTTCGCGATCTTGTCGCTATTGCTGCCGCTGCTCGCCGCGATCTCCTTCGCGCGATTATCCTCGCTCCATTTCAGGAACAGCTCGCACGTCTCGCGTTTGAATTTGTCGCGGTCGAGAGCAAGCTGCGCATCGAGCTGCTTCAGCCGCGCAAAGGCAACCACCGGCTTCATCATCCGGTTCACCAACTCCAGCAGTTCCGTATCCGCCTGGCCCTCGGTCGAGAGCTTGAGGATCAAAACCCGATGCAGCTTGATGAGCGTATCCAGCTCCGGCGCGCCCACCTTGCCTAGCTCCTTCTCGACCTCCTGGCATTGCCGCGCGCCGCTGGCGATCTGGCCCAGCAGCCGGTCTTGCAGCCGCGCCGCTTCCCGCGCCGCCCACCAATCGCTCAGCCGCGACGTCGAGACCGCGCAGCCATCCAGCCGGAGCTGCTCCTGCGCCTGCGCCAGCGTCAGGCCCTGGCCCCCTTCGGAGGCGGGCCGCAGCAGCTCATCCAGCCGCTGGGCGTAGGCGTCGAGTTTCGAGGCGCGTTCCTTCATTGCTCAGTGGCCTGTGTTCCCGTGGTCCTGTGGTCCCGTGGTCTGGTGGTCTCCGAAAAAGTGCCGGGCTCGCGGTTGGTGCGATCCCCTCCGGCTGGGGACGGCTTATGGGGCCAGGGAATTGCGGCGGGCATTGCGCACTCACGGCTTGCGCTCGGGGCCTCGTCACTGCCCCGGCAGGTTGGTTGAGGGGGATTAGTAAGGATCCCCGGCGACGAAATCAGCGGGGCGACTTCACTGCGGCACTTTTCCTTCATCCCGCCAGGCGGGACTACTGCGCAGGAGCGGTCGCCCCTATTAGTGGAATGCGTCTTTACGGCGTCCAGAGGCACGCCGGAAAGTTCGGTCGCCGTCGTGACGACTCTGGAGTTCTCGACCAGCCAGCGGATGGCCAGCAGCGTGGCGAGGACCGAGCGGTCCGTGCTGTTCGCCGCATCGCCATTCATGTGGTGCGCCTGGATCATCCAATCCAGGTTCTCCATCAGCTTGTCGGTATCGAGCGCCTTAATCATAGGTTCGCGGCCTTCAGCCTTCAGCCTTCAGCCTTCAGCCTTAATCGATCTGCTTCGCCTTCAGCTTTCCCTTGCCCGTCAGCGTCCACAGCGTCCCGTCGATGTCGTCCTTGTCCCCCACGATGAAGTTCCCCTCCTCAAGCTGGTGGCGCGCCGCATCCACGTCGCTTTGCAGCGGCCGGGGCGTCAGGCCATGTTTGCAGGCGTTATTCAAAGCGTCCTCCGTCACCGGCTTGCCCCACCGATGCAGCGCCAGCAGGATGAAATGTTTGATCTCTCGGTTTTGGTCCATGGTCGGTCGTCAGTAGTCCGTGGTCAGTAGTCCGTGGTCATTGTCTGAGTTGTCCCGTCTTGTGGAGCAGATCCACCACCTCTTGCGGCAGCTTGCGGATCAGCTCGTGCATCTGCGTCATCGCCTGCCCCAGCTTGTCCTCCCCGCGCCGCTCCACGATGTCGATCTGGTCGTAGATCCGCTGCCGCTCCAGCCGGTCGCTCTCCATCGCCGCCTTGATCTGCGCGTCCAGCAGCGCGTGCCGCGTCGCGCAATCGTTCCGCAGCGCGAACTCCTTGGCCGGCTGCACGATCAACGGGTTCGGCGAGATATCCATCCCGTCCCGCTTCCCGCTCAGCGTGAGCCTCGCCTTGGCCGCCTGGTTGAAGAGCGCCAGCCCGAAGCTCACCGCGCCCAGCACCGCCGCCGCGCAACCGAGCCACACCAGCAATTGCACGCCGCTGGGCGGCGGCACTTGGGCGATCAAAAGGATTCCTTGCATATTACTATATCGTGGTCACGCTCCCGGAGGCCGCCAGCGCCACCGTCCGCGCCAGCCAATCCGGCGGCACGCGCCAGCTTTCCGTGGCCCGGAACAGCGGCCGGCCGATATCCGCGCACGCCTGCGCCACCAGCTCGCTGCAAAACATCCGCCCCGACGGGCAACCCCGCCGCCGCGTCACGAAGCGCAGCACATCCAAATAGTCGTAGGGCGCTCCGATCCGGCTCTCCAGCCAGGCCAGCAGCCACGCCTGCTCCGTCGCCGTCAGCGCCGGCGCGAAATCGAACAAATCCACCGCCGTCCCCCGCGTATGCAGCGTCGAGACCGAGCGGCTGTTCCGCACCCCGCCGCTCCACGCCTCCACCACCGCCCCCGCCTCGTGATGCGCCAGCTTATAAATCGGCCACCACGTTCCCCCCGCGATCCGCGCCGCCTGCTCCGCCGCGCTCTCGTCAAACAGAAACGCCGCGTGCGAGTAAGGCGACCTCGTCATCCACCGGATCGCGAGCGACACCAGCGACTTGCCTTTATACAGGGCGATGCGCATTACGAAGCCGCGGTAAAGTCCACGTAATACTCCGCCCCGAGCTTGAAATGGTTCCCCGCCTCGGGATTGATCGTCGCCAGCTCGATGCTCCCGCCCGGCGTGCTCGCGTAGAACTGATCGTTCTCCTCCGACCCCGACGTTACCGGGGCTAGGTATATCCGCTGCGTCTCCGCCGGCACGGACTTGTGCCCGTCCCACACCGTCGTCAGCCCGCGCTCGATGCGCGTCACCGCAAATTTTGCTCGTATATTCATAGCGCTCTCAGCCTTTAGCCTTTAGCCTTCAGCCTTTAGCCTTCAGCCTTCAGAAAGTGATTCCCACGCCCGCGCTAAACACCTGCCTGTTCCCCGGCAACTGCGCCGCCGCCGCGACCCACGCGTAGGTATGCTCCGTGAGCGCCTTCTGCGCCCGCAGCCCGATCTCCGCGTAATACCGGTCCGGCTCGTCATAGATCCAGTAGCCCCCATCCGCGTACGCCGTGATCTTCGCGTCATGCACGATGAAGCTCACGCCCAAGCCCACCTGCTCGCTCAAGAGCGTGCCCGCCACCCCGCTGTTCCGCGTGACCGACTCCGCCGAGAGCCGGAGATTGTTTGTGCCGGCGTAGAGGTCGTAGCTCAGGCCGATGCTGTTCGCCATGTTCACCCCCGCGCCCTGGATGCTATCCACGCCCGTGAACAGGCTGCCCCGGTGCGCGCCGAACGTGCCATCCAGGTTCGTGTTGAACGCCGTGAAATAATTGAACGCCGTGTTCAGGAACGTTCCCTCCGTGGGCGCCGCGTTGGTGGCCGCCATCGCGGGCGCGTTGGTCTGGGCCGGGGCCGCCAGCGCCAGGCCGAGCGCCGCGAGGCCGATGAATAGAATGGATTTGGTTTGGTGCATGATGTCCTTGGAAGTGTGGTTTATGGGTGTTTGAATATTTATTGCCGCGCTGGCCGCGCCGTAGCTCATAGCGAAGGCGGGGAGGACTTCTCGACTCCGTGCCGCAGGAACGCGATCGCCAGCGCCATCAAAGCCCCGTAGATCTCCGGCGGAAGCTTCCACCAGCCCTGCCAGCTCCCGAACAGGAGCGCTCCCGCCCCGGCGCATGTCAGGTAAGTCTTTCGACCGTCGATCCAATCCAGCATTGCTTTCAATGCTGGCATTCAAACACGACTCCCCTAAACCCCAAAACGGACCCTGGGCTTACCCGCTATTTTGTTGGAAAATTCCGCTGAAGAACCAAATCGGCCACGTGGCCGATTTGACCGCCTCCCAAATTGGCCACGGTGTGGCCAATTTGCCCTTCATCCTCGATGAACCCCAAAGATCCCAATGTGGGATCTTTGCCCTTCACCCTCGAAGGGCCCGGCCGGGCATCGCACCCGACCGGCACAAAAAAACCTAAACCCTGGGGTTTAGGTATCGCCATCCTCTCAGACGATCATCCTCCTGTCAAGCCCTATCCGAGAATCCCAACGACCTCAAAGGGTCGAACAGGATCGAAGATCATTTTCCTGGAGAGCCCCTCTATGCATAAATCTTCCGCCTCATCCCACATCAGCACTTCAATTGTCTTTGATGTGTCCATGCTGAATGGAGGAAAAGGGAAGCCGAAGTCGCTCAAGGCCAACCAGACCGGCGAGTTGCGTAAAGCAGCCATTGTCTTTCCTTTCACCGAACCGCCTGCGTCGGTCCAATCGCGTTGCCAGTCTCGATCAAATTTTTGGCTGCCTGAACTGATGAGGCTAAAAGCTGGCGCCCCTGACTCTGTGGCCCAGTCGCTTTGAAGCGCTGAATAGAGCCGGTGGTTCCTTAACAGCTTCGCGTTGACCTGGAGGATGGTTTCAATGCTATCGCCAAAATCATGGAAGCAACAGTTGCGGACCTCGATTCCAAGATCGGTGCGTCCTGCTATTACATCCCCTCCAGATTCAACCATATCATCAATAATCTCCTGAACCCTCGCCTTTAAGTCCTTGAGGACGGCGCCCTGGGACCAAACCAATGTTTCCTTCACCGATCGCCATGCTGGCATTCCCTCGATGCTTGCCAAGGTATGAACACTGAGCCGGTGTTTCTCGATCCGTTCAACGATTTCCTCATCCGTGTGCGGACCGTCCGCTTCACCGTCCTTCAAGAGGTAGATCGGCGCCGTCTTCATGCTTCATTGTGAATAACTTTTCCAAGCTGCATACCCCCAACCCCATCGAATGTCTAACCCCACCGAGCACAATACCCGCATGAAGAAACGACCGATCATTGTTCTGGAACCGGGGCTCGAGGAGATCGCTGGTTCTTGGGGGATTGGACAGTGCCTGGAGGGTGCTCGCATTTACGAGCGATGGGTTCACCAGTTGAGGGTGAAGGCGCGTGTGCTAAGGGCAATTTTGAATCGGGAGAAACAGCGGCGGCTACCACCGCGTGTCCGGCCGAAATGCCGAAAGCCACATCTGAACTGAGTGGTGTGCCGTCCTTATTCAGGATTTTGGGGCGCCGCGCATATTTGGCAGTGCGAGCCTCGGCTGCTGCGATTCCATCCCCATCGCCCGCTGTCATGGCGATAGGGCGCCGGACTCCGGCCTCTTTGTAGAGCGCATTGCGGATAACCGCCGATACGTTCCCGCAGTGGTCTCGCTTTGCTAGCTGTTCTACAGAGTTATACAGCGCTAAGGGTAGGGTGATCGTAATCGCTTTTGTGTCTGCGTGCCGCATATGAACAATGTGTCATACTGGTTAAGACATTTCAATTCTAAATAGTTTCAGATTTTCCTTGCCTACCGCGAATGTGTATGATTAAATCATACACATGAGTAAGAAAAAAGAACCCCGTGATGATGTCCCGGTAAGTTTTCGGCTGCCCGTGGAGATTCAGAATCTGCTCATGAGGAAGGCCCAGGCCGAGGATCTGAACTTTTCACAGATCGTGCGGAGAGCATTGCGCCGCGAGGTCCGCGGTGCGGGTATCCCCATCCGTGACAACTAACCGCTGACCCCTATGTATCGCATCACCTTTCCGGCCTACTGGAGCGCGTTGGACTGCGCGATCATTCTGCGCCGTTACGGCATCACGGACTACTGCTGGGCGCCCAGCTTCGCGAACGCCGTGCTCACCCCCCAGCCCGTCCCCGCCATCCCCAGCCCCCGTCATCATCACCGCCTAAGCCTATGACCAAAGACCAAATGCAGCCCACCAAGAAAGACCTCCTGGCCGCCGTGGGCCTGGGTAATGCCGTGACGCCCGATGGCGAGAATATCATCCGCATGATCCGCGTAGGCGTCTGGGGCGGTTACCAAGGCTACCCGGAGTTGGCCTATCGCGCCGAGGTCTATGCCGCCAGCGTCGGCAAAGGCGGGTTGCTCAGCTTCATCACGACATTCCACGCCAACTGACTTTAGCCTTTAGCCTTCATCCCTCAGCCTTTCCCCATGCCCTCTCTCCAACCCTTCCTCCCGCTGGCCGTCGAGCTGCGCCTGCCCACGCTCGACCTGACCGGCGCGCGGGCGCTCCTGGGCCTGCATGAGAACCTCATTAAAGAGCAAGTGGACCTGGGCGCCATCGTCGCCTGGGACATCGCCCGCCGCATCGAGGGCAAAGTCGGCTCCTGCCTCGTCCGCCGCGAGCTCCGCTTCCTCGCCGCCAGCGTCCGCGCCTGGCCTCAGGCCCGGACCTGGTCGGATGCCGAGCTCACCGCCCAGCTCTACGGCCCGCAAAAGCCCTTCCTCGCCGGCTCCCTTTGGTACCGCAGTTGGAACTGCGACTCGGGCCACATGATAAACTTGTTGACCGACGGCGCCCTCAAGCCCCTCCAGAATACCACCTGGGGCCGCGGCCGCGGCCGCACCCCCGCCATCACCTGGGAAAGCGCCGTCCGTTTCTTAACCAGCCGGAGGCTCGCCTAATGGACATCGCCAAAATCTTCCTCACCCAGATGTTTGCGGACAACCTCGAATCCGCCCGCGCCATGCTCGCCGTCGGCAACCTCGCCATGGCCCGCGCCGAGCTCAAAAACGCCGCCGAGAAACTCGACCAGATTGAAGACCTGGCCAAAGCTTTCCGGCCCGCCCCCAAAGTCGGGAACGGGCCGAAACCCACCACCCCAGTAATCGAAATATGAGAACCCTAGACTGTTTTAATTGCGGCCGGAACGGCCATTGCCAGGACCAACCCAAAGACGGCGGCGCCGCGCTGGATTGCGGGACCTGGCTGCGGCCATTGGATTGGACCGCCGCCGACGAGGAGACCGTGGCCGGCCAAACCGTGCCCGAAGTGGCCCTGGACCCCGAGGCGGGCATCCGCGCCAGCATCTCCTACGCGGCGGACGCTCCCAGTCCCGAAGCCCAGGCCGCCGCCAAGGCCCAATGGGAATTGCTCAAGGCCACGAAGACCGCCGAACGCGCCATGGTCGTTGCCAACCCGGACTACCTCGCGCCCGAGCAGGCTCTCCACGTGGACCGCGCCAAGACATTTGAGTCCGGATTCCAAGCGTCATCCCGCCAGGGCGTGGTCTATGCGTTCCTTGCCGGTCTGGAGCTGAATTGGCTCAAATCGAACCTCAAACATGGTGAGTGGTTGAAGTTCAAAGAAGCCCATTTGCCCCAGATTCCCGCGCGCTCCGCTACCCGGTATATGGCCTTCGCGGATCAAATCGGCCACACCGTGGCCGATTTGCCGACTATGGGCAATTTGAAGCTGCTTTCGGACTGGAAACTGGCCCCCGAAGACGAGCAGAAGATCGTCTCCGCTTTCCACGACAATGCCGGCGGAAAGACGCTGACCGAACTCTACCGCGACACCGGCGTGATCCGCGATAAAAAACCGCACGAGCATCATCCCATCAAGCCGCAGACGCCCGACGAGAAGATCGCGGCGGAGAAGGCGGACGCCGCCGCCCGGCGCGCGGATTTTCTGAATGAGGTTTTCCTCCTGGAGACGGCCATGACCAGCCAGCAGAACAACCCATTGCTGGACTGGACCACGCCCATCGAATGGAAAGTAATTCTCCGCGCCACCCGCCGCCTCGGCAAATTGATCGTCCCCTTCACCAAGCGCAAGCAGGGCAAGTCGGCCAAGGCCCCCGCCATCCCCCAACGCACCTGACCATGATGGTCCCCTTTCAGCCTTCAGCCTTTAGCCTTCAGCCTTGACTTTATGATCTCCGACCTCACTCCCGCCGCCGCCGCGTCCTACTCGTTCACCGTGCCCCCGCGCGACGCCATCGCCCACACCCGCCTGGTCTCCTCCGAGGCCATGGAGGAATGCCAGCGGCTGCTGCGCGTGCTCGGAGAGATTCATGCTTCCGCCAAGATTCTACCGGCTTGCAGACGCCTTGCAGCCGGCTTGAACGGCAAGTGGGGAGCGGCCCGCCTCCGCGCCAAATACTATGAGTTCCTGCGCGGGAACGATACCTATCCGGCCGGCGATTGGCGGATCTGCCTCAACCATGCCAAGGCCCCGATCCACCGCGCGGATATCGCCTCCGTCACGCGCCGCTCCTCGTTCATCGAGTATTGGCGCAAGCTCGGCGAGAACCATCACCAGGACTGGGCCGCCGCCCATGACGAGCTGCTCAAGATCTGGCGCACCGGCTTCGACCACCTCAACCGCAAGGTCACCGCCATTCCCGGCTATGACCAATGGCCGGCGGCGGATGATTACTTCGGCTACCCGGACGGCTGGTCCTACGCCAACCTGATGCGCTTTCAGTCCGACCCCTACGACCAGGCCGCCGCCCGCGTGGGCCATGCCTTTGCCTCGCAGCAGCGCCTGCCCGTGCTCACCACGCGCGTGGGCCTTCAGTTCGGCCAGTACTTCGAGTTTGACGATCATGAGTTCAACCAGCGCGTGCTCTTCCAGCGCAAGCCCATGCGCCCCCTCGGCTTCGGCGCCATTGAACTCCTCAGCGGCGATATCTGCCACCTCGGCATGAAACCCACCCTCTGGGACTACGACGAGGAAGTGAAGCGCAAGCTCACCGAGAAGGAATTCATGTGGTTCGTCATCAGCCTCCTCACCACCGTGGGCTACCGCGCGGACATCGGCACCCGGTTCATCGTGGAGCGCGGCACGGCGGCCATCCGCGCCTGGCTGGAAGCGGCGCTGCTGCGCGTAACCAATGACAAGGTCATCGTCGAGCGCGGCGGACGCTTCGGCAAGCCCGCCCACGCCGGCCAGTTCTCCGGCCGCGCCAAGGGCAATTTCCGCACCAAAGCCTTGATCGAAGGCGCTTGGGCCATCGTGGATAACCAGATGGATTCCCTCCCCGCCCAGACCGGCCGCGGCCGCGACGACGCCCCGGAAGGTTTCTCCCCCCAGGCTGGCGCCGAGAAATACACCGCCGCCATCTTCCGCCATCTCGACGCGCTCCAAGCCTCCGGCCATTCCCTCTCCCCAGACCAGGTCGCGCAACTCAAGTTCCCCTATCCCATGTATGACGCCTGGCGCGTGTGGGCGCTCGACGCCGTGGACCGCATCAACCGCGATCCCAACCACACCCTCGAAGGCTGGGAGAAGCTCGGCGTCGTGCAGCCCGTCTGGCGCCTCCCCTCGCAGTCCGCCTGGCTGCCCTGGTCCGCCTACGCCGCGCTGCCCTCCGCCGAGCAAGCCGTCGTCAAGGCCATGCTGGACTCCGACCGCTCCCTGGTGAAGAGCAACCGCCTGAGCCGGCACGACGTCTTTTGCGCGGGCCGTACCCAGCTCACCCTCTTGCCCTGGGATCTGCTGCCCTCCCTGGTCGGCCCCGAGCACGCCCTGAACGCCGGACAGGAAACGCTCGAAGTCCGCGCCGGTCTCCTGCGCTTCGAATGCGCCGAGATGGACTCCGGGCCGATCGAGTTCGTCGCGCGCGACTTCCGCGCCGCCTCCAACGCCTTCCTTCCCAACGGCGAGAAGTATGTCTGCTACGTGAACCCCTACGCCCCGACGCATCTGGTCGCCACCGATGCCGCCGGCAAGGTCGCCGCCGTTTGCCCCCGCTACGCCCGCGCCTGCCGCTCCGACGACCACGCCGTCGAGAAACTCATGGGCGATCAGCAGGCCTTCGAAGCCGCCGCCCGCGCGCGCCTCAACCTGCGCCATGCCGACGAGGCCGACGCCAAGCGCGCCATGGTGGCGGGCAATCAGCGCCTGCTGGATCCCCGCGCCGCGCAGCCCGATCCCGCGCGAGCGCGGGCGTTGCGCCGGTTCGAGGGCGACATGGCCGACCTGGTCGAGCCCTCCGCCTCGCCGCGATCCGGCGCCGACGACCCCGCGGCTGACCTCTCTGATTTCGCGGCCCCGCAGCCGGCCGCAAACGCCGAGTCCTCCCGTGATGACTTCAGCGCCGAAGGGCTGCTTTAACCCCAACCCCTATGACTGACACCCCCATCGAAACGCAACCCAATCAGGTCACCGACCTGGAGCTCGTCGCCGCCGTCCCGCAGGCCAACGCCGGCAACAACGTCCGCGCGAGCTGGAACATGTCCGCCGACGACATCCGCGCCAACACCTACCGCTACGACACCGAGGCCAAGGAGGCGCTGATCGCCGCCTTCCGGTGGTGCATTGACCCGCATCACCCGCTCGCCAAACCTGATTTCGCCAGCCGCGTGGGCGCCAGCGACAACCTCCTCTACAAGCTCTATACCGGCCGCTATCGCAGCCCCGACGGCGAGCAGCTCGGCCCCTCGCCCGAGCTGGTGAAGAACATCCAGTCCTTTCTCGCCATCGAAAAGGAGCGCTACGAAAGCGGCCAAACCACCTTCGTGGAAACCCCCACCTCCAGAAAGATCGCCCTCAACTGCGAGCTGGCGCGCGAGTCTCAGTCCATCGTGTTCCTCTGGGGTCCCAGCCACATCGGCAAGACCTGGGCGCTGGAGCATCACGCCGCCGGCCACAACCACGGCCGCACCATCTACAGCCGCCTCGAAGCCGCCTCCGGCCTTGGCGGCATGGTCCGCCGCATCGCCACCGACATCGGCATCTCGGACAAGAGCAACACCGCCGCGCTCATCGGCCGCATCAAGAACGCCCTCACGCCCGAGACGCTGCTCATTCTGGACGAATGCCATCTGCTGGCCTACACCTACCGCAAGGGCAGCTTCCACAACTGCATGGAGGTGATCCGCGAGATCCACGACAAAACCAAGGCCGGCGTGGTCCTGTGCTTCACCCGCCTGGATGACGTCCGCGCCGCCAGCCAAAAGGAGCTCCAACAGCTCTGGCGCCGCGGCGTCCACAAGATCCCGCTCCCCTTGATGCCCACCAAGAAAGACCTCGAAGCCATCCTGGCCAATAGCGGCCTCGCCTTCCCCGCCCCGAGCGATGTCGTCACCGTCGGCGGCATCACCGAGAAGCCCTACGAAGTCCTGCGCCAGCTCGCCAAGCTCGAAGGCCTCAAGGCCATTACCGAACGCCTCCGGTACGGCCGCAAAAACGCCAACAAAGCCCGCGAAGACCTCGCGTGGACGCATGTGATTGACGCTCATCTGCGCATCGCCAAACAGGCGCTGCCGGAGGGCGAGTGGTAATCAGAACGCACGACCCCTGACACCTGAAACCTCAAACATAAGACCCCAAAATGAAACAGAAACCCCCCATCGAATCCGAATCCGAAACCATCCGCCCCTGGACCCGGCCCGTAAGCTACCGCTGGTCGCTGCCCGATGGCACCATCTGCCACGGCAGCAGCGTGATCATGAGCCGCAGCAAGGCCGGCCTGCGCTCGGCCTACCGCCGCTTCTGGCAGCAGCAAACCCACGTAAGCCCGGAGGTCGCATGAGCGCCGCCCCCGTAGCCGCGTCTCGCGAGGTCGCCGCGCAAATAGATCCCGCCATCCTCCGCGCGAAGCTCAAGGAATTCCTCGGCGAGAACATCACCTGCTTGAACGCCATCAATCAGCCGTTGGTCTCCGACATGCAGGAATGCATCCGCTTGCAGCACGCCCAACTCCAACAGTGCGCCAGCGCCCTGCTGTGGGTGCTGGGCAATATCAAACGCGTGGATGAAGTGCGCTATTACCTGGGCGCGGGCACGCAAACGTATCACGTGCTCACCGCCGCCCTCGCCGAAATCGAGAACCTCCCCGTCGACCAGGTCCGCGATTCTTTCCTCCCCGGCAGTTCCGCCATGCACGCCGGAAAGGAGAAAGCATGAAGATCATCACCTGCCACAAATGCGGAGCGACCACCACGCCCAACAAGTGGCGTCACCTCGGCTGGATTAAAGTCGAATTTGTCTTCAATGATGGCAATAAGTGGAGACAATATACCTGCGCCGCGTGCCAGAAGGCCAATTCAGAATCAATACTAAAGCCGGAGGTTCCAGTCGCTGTCGCACCCCAACTTACGGATCAGAACGAGGATCCTCCGGTGAACGACATTTGGAAAGACCCCCATGTCAAAGCGGCCCTCAAAGAGGGGCGCATGACAAATGACATCGCTGTCTTGTCCTGCCCCAAATGCGCCCGCTGGGGCTATTACAATCAGGGCAGCCATTTCTGGTGTCGGTTCTGTAAGGAAGGATGGCAGTGCCTCAACGTGGGCGAGGAACCGGACCCAGAGAGCCAATACCTATTTCTGGATGAGTGGACGTCCCTGGATGACACCGTTACGGTGGCTGCCGAAGGTTATGACAAACTGACCCAGCCTAAGGAGGCCCGATGAACGCCCTCATGTCCGTTCTGCTTCCCGCCCATGCCGCGCTGAGCGACCAGCTCGAACAAGTGGTTTCGTCGTGGGAACCGCGGCCCGCCGCCGGTCCCTCCAAATACATCGTGGTGCGCGACTCCCGCGGCCAGGAGCAGGCCATCCTGTTCCCCCAAACGATCAGCCATTTCCATGCCGTCAACCTTAACGATGCCGAACCGATCTCCGCCGGGCTCTGGTATTGGAATCCCAAGAGCGGCCTGGCCGTGGAGGGCGTGGTGGTGATGGATATCGGCTCCGTCACGCTGAACCTTTGGCCCCGGCCCGAAGACGCCCGCATTATCGCGCGGGCGCTGGCCGCCTTTTTCCCGTTCCTTAACCGTTCCCAAAACCCATGAAGAAACTGCAAATTACCTCCCCTGAATCGCTCGACGCCACCATCGCGCTGGCCGTGCATTGCCGCATCAACCTGACCAAGGCGACCGCTGACCGCGACGCCGAACTGGCGCGCATCACCCAACGCTGCCAGCCCGTCATTACCCGCATCGGCGAGGACATCGCCGCCATCGAAACCTCCATCCGCGACTATTGCGAAGCCAACCGCTCGACGCTCTTTGTGGCCCGCAAAAGCCGCGAAACCAGTCTCGCCGAGTTCGGCTTCGAACTGACGCCGCACCGCGTGGAGACCTCGAACAAGAAGATCAAGTGGAAGGACGTGGTCGCGCGGCTGCTGCGCCTCCCCTGGGGCAAGGCTTACGTGCGCCATCCCGAGCCGCAGCCGGACAAGCAGGCCCTCCTGAGCGACCGCGAGAAGCTAACGCCCGAGCAACTCACCGCCGCCGGCGTGCAGTTCTGCCAGGACGAGCAATTCTTCATCCGCCCCAAACCCGAAACCGCCGCTGACTCCGCCAGCGGCTTGGAGGTAGGATGAACGACCTCGCTGAAAAGCTGGTCCGGGAAGAAGAAGCCCGCATGCGCGAACTCCAAGCTCTCGCGCGGCAAATCAACGAGCGCCGGCGCAAGGAGGACCTCCGGCTGGCGGCGGCCCTCGTGATCCTCATGACCTGGTTGGCCGTGACCGGCATCGCCCTGGGCGCCGAACTCGCCTTGCAAGGCCGATGGGGGATCATCCCCGGCCTGGCCATTGTAGCGCCCCTCGCCTGGGCCTGCGTGATCATCCTCGACCACCTCAGTATCACCCCAAAATTATGAGCATCCCGCTGCTGAAAATCTTCCCCCCGACCGATGATATGGATACGGATCCCCAAGTCAATGGCCTGGCCTTGGGGTTCTTCAATGAGGACGGCTCGCTGGATGACTCCGGCGGGACGGTGGACATCAACCTGGATGACACGCAGGGAAAGAATATCGCGCTCCAAACCTTGTCCGACGGCTCGGTGGTGCTGGCCAGCCCGGACTTCAAAGGCGGAGCGGGCCAGTCGCTCTACATGTTCATCGGCTTCGCCGTCCCGAATGGCGCCACGACCGGCAGCGGACAGCAGACCATCAACGGCAGCCCCAATGGCACGCTGCAAACGCTCATCATGGCCGCCGCCTGGAACCCCACATGGACGCAGGAGGATCATCCGGTGGGCGGCCTGCCTCGGGTGTATGTCGCCCTGCCCGAGCATCTGCGGGATACCATCGCCTCCGCGATGGTGCCGGGATTGGTGGGGCTGGGCTCCGTCAAGCAGGTCGATTATTCGGCCTATAACTTCGCGGCCATCACCAACGGCAACAACCAGCAGCGCACGGCCCATGCCGATGATTCTTCGCTGGGCATCCCGGATCAGACCCAGTGGATCGATGAGCCCTACAAATGGTATGACACCTTTTGGGCGGCCCCGGCCTTCACCAACATCAACGTGCAAATCAATTCCGGCGATCCGGTGACGGCCGCGACGGTGGTGAACGGCGGCGCGACCGCGGCTTACTGCGTGGGCAATGTCTTGACCGTCACGGGCGGCACGGGCTCGGCCTGCATCCTCACGGTGACCGCCGTCTCCGACGGCCTGGTCACGGCTGTGACCGTGACCAATGGCGGCGCCTACTCCGTGGTGCCCGCCAATCCCGTGGCCGTGACCGGCGCGGCCGGGACGGGCGCGACCGTGGGCGCCGGGGCCACGTTTGATCTCGTGTTTACGGCCATCGCGCTGCGAGACGTGAACATGGCCGGGCGCAACTGGGCCTCGATATGAGCTTCCCCCCGTTCTACATGCGCAGCCCGCTCGGGAACCGGATCCGCAGCCCGCTCAGCGGATTCAACGGCTTGCGCGCGGCGCTCGCGGTCGAGGCGTGGAACCTCTCCACGCAAACCTCCGCCATTACCAGCCTGGGAAACGATTGGACCACGCCAACCATCTATGCGGCGGGGTCCCCATCGAGCGCCGTCAGCGCCTGCAACGCGCTGGTACCTTACAACACGGCGGACTGGTCCTCGTTGGCTACCTATTTTTGGAATTTTATGGATCCCTCGCAATACTACAATCCGCCCAATTTCCATGGGTTCCCCATGCCGGCAACGAATCCAGCGGGGTCGTTGGGCGGCTTGTCCAATGGATGTGGCACTCCCAATATGCTCATCCACTACCCGCCCCCGTACACGGGCGACACCTCTGGAGAGGCTCCCTACGCTTTGGCGGATGAGAGACCGAACCTCTATCCGGGCGCATGGCCATGTGTGGGAGTTGAACCGTCATTCTTGATGTCTGATTTTCTGTTCAATCCGGGCGCCTTCGTCAATCCGAGCGCTCCTCCCACTTATCAGTGGAATAATTACCAGATGGCCGGACGGACGCGCTACCGCGTCAAAACCGCTACCGGAAATCTGCGCGGGATACGCTTGAACTGCGAGTTGCGCGGCATGACCAATGATATGGGCTCTTGGACGAGTGGTATTACGCCAGTGGTATGGGCTGACAATGCGCTGATGGGTGAGTACGGGCCGAACATCATCCTGACGAACTTCAGCTTCAATTCCTACGTGTTCATCCCCAACCACGTGGCGGCCGCCAGTGACACCACTAGCGACTGGATCGAAGTGCCGCTGCCCGAGGTGCCTTCGGATTGGGATGGGCAGGCGCAGGCCGAGAGTTCCGGTTGTCTGCTGGGCTTAGGCATTGTCGACTTCTTCGGCCTTACCTGCTCGCAATGGCAGAGCATCACCGGCCTCTCCATCAGTGGTATTCCGTGAACCATTAACCCCTTGATCCCATGACCTCGAAACAACGCTATTCCATCGTCATCGACCGCTGGCCCGCCGCTTGTCGCGCGCAAGGCTGGAACCCGAGCGACCGCGAGCGTCGGCTGCGCGTCATCGGCGAGGCCGTCGGGCGCGCCATCACCACCATGAATGACTTGGACAATGGCGCGGATATTGACGCCGTCTATGCCCATTTGGGCGCGCTCACCGATAAGGTCGCCGCTACCATAGAGACGCTGCCCGCCGGCCGCGTGGACGTGAGCGCCGGGCCCGGCCGCCGCGCCCGCAAGAGCGACACCGCCGGCTACCGGCGCCGCCTCTTCTGGCTCGTCCGCAAGCACGCGGCCCCGCTGGGCGGCGAGCCCTACGTCCTCGGCCTGGCCAGGGACAAGTTTCATTTGACCGCCGGCATGACCACGCTGGAGGATCTGACCACGCAGCAACTCCACCAGCTCATGATGACCCTGGCCGCCCGGCGTTCCTCCAAGCAGCGCTCCAATGCCAATGCCAGCCTGAACAGCGAGGAGAGCTTTCCCGACGAGGTGGAGTTTGAGCCCGAGCCCGAGACCGCGAATTGCCCGTTTTGAGCTATGGTTGCCGACCAACAAGACCTATTCTCCCCGCCTTTGCCCGCCGACAATGGCGCTACCGACGCCGATATGGCCGACTTCTGCGGCCACCTCATCGCGCACGGCTGGCAGACCCGGCGCGAGATCAGCGCGGCTTTGGGTTGGGACGACCGCAAGATCCGGCTCGTCGCCCAGGCGCTCGGCGGCCGCGTCGTGCGCTGCCAACTCGGTTACAAGCTCACGTCATCCTGCGACCGCAACGACCTTCCCCACATGCGGCAAGCCGCCGATGCCGCCGGCTCCCAGAGCGCCCTCATGCGCGCCTACGAGCTGGCGATGCGCCATGCCATCCACGCCCTGGTAGGATGAACCCGGCCCGGCCAGCGATCGCCCGTCCCCAGCAGGACACCCCCGAGGACCTGGTTGACCGGCTGCTGGAGACCATCCGCGGACAGTTTTGCGCCCAGATGACCGGCAAAGAATGGGGCCAGGCCAGGCACTTCCTCAAACGCAACGTCGTCCTTTGGCCGGCGCGGTTCATGTTTGGCAAAGGCTTCACCGTCCCGGCCGCTCGCTACGAGGCCATCCTGCGGAGCGTCTTTGCGGACATCAAGACCCACGGCAAAGCCGACGCCATCAAGTATTGGCCCGGCTATTTGATGAAGTGCGTCCAGGATCACCTGCGACACCATTGGGAAGAATACTACGCTGAGGCCAAATCCATTCGCAGCGCCGCCGAGACGGCCTTGATGCATCTGGGAAAGCTCCAACATCAGCACGACCCCACCGTTGAGGCCCTGGCCGCCGCCCACAAAGTGCTGTCGGATGCCCGCCGCCAGGTCAAGCGTTCCGCCTTCCAGCCCGCCCAGCGTCAATTGGGCTTCAATTTATGACCCCTTCAATACACTTTCAAAGGTCTGGAAATCGCCCTGAAAACCGGCTGAAAGTGTATCAGACCTCTGCGAATGGCCGGGATCTGCTCCTAAACTGTATTAAACCCGCCTTCGCCCTCCCAACCCTCCGTAAGTCCTTGATTTCCGGCCACTTCCCGCCATTTCCGGCCTAATTCGGTCTGTATCGCGTCGCGTGCAAGACTCTTCCAGATGCCGAACAGAAAAAATGGTGGGCGCTGAGGGATTCGAACCCCCGACCTACTCGGTGTAAACGAGACGCGCTAACCGCTGCGCCAAGCGCCCCAACCAATTGCCTATAAGGCATTTACGAGAACACTGCCAACAGGCGGTCTTCTTGCTTACACGCGGTTTCCACCGCACAGGGGTGCAATGCACCCTTTCCGCCTAGAATTCCACCGCGCGAACGACCGCCATACCCGCAAACTTCCAGCGAGCCTCACTATGCCCACTTTTGCGCCGATGGCAAGGAGGTTTCCAGGTGCCTGCGGAGGGAGCAGCGCGTATGCATGAAGGGTTCAAGTGAGTTTTGGGCGACGGCTGGTAACAAAGGCCATCGCCTTGGCCAGATTATCTTCGCCCATGGCTGCCTGGAAGTCGGTGAACCAAAGCGAGCGCGGGT